GGCCTTCGGTCCTAACGGCGGATACAAGGCCGATGCAACACAATGGTCTGCTGATATGATTTACCTAGGTACGGGACGTGACTCAGGCGAGAAGGACCCAACCGTACAAGCCCTTGGTATGGGTTCTCAGATTTACGGTGCTCGCGCTGACCTAATTATCGTTGATGACGCCGTGATGGGAGCTAATGCCCATGAGTGGGAAAAACAACTCGAGTGGCTCCAAAAGGAAGTTATCACACGCCTGGGGCGGCACGGAAAACTAATTATTGTAGGAACCCGTGTCGCGCCCGTGGACCTCTATAAGATGCTCCGCGACCCAGGTCAGTGGTCTGGTGGTGTAGCACCTTTCACATATTGTGCCATGCCAGCAGTTTTAGAATTTGACGAGAATCCTGACAAGTGGAAAACACTATGGCCAGAATCTGACCAACAGGAGAATGCAAAAGATGACGCGTTACCCAATGGGAACTTTCCCAAGTGGGATGGACCCTCGCTCTCTAAGCGCCGCTCTCAGGTCTCTCCCGCAGTATGGGCAATGGTTTATCAGCAAGAGGATGTCACAGAAGATTCAATCTTCTCACCAACCTGCGTTGCAGGAAGCATCAACGGAATGCGAAAGCGTGGCCCGTTAAAGCCTGGAGTACCTGGACACCCTAAGTACGCTGAAGGTACATATACTGTTATGGGCCTTGACCCTGCTATGTCAGGTGCAACTGGTGCTGTTATAGCCACATACAACAAGTCCGATGGCAAGATTTATATTCTTGACTGCGTCAACATGACTGAGCCTTCACCAGATAAGATTCAACATCTAATCGAAGACTGGGTTGAGAAGTACCGTCCTCAGGAATTGCGTATTGAAATCAACGCTCACCAGAAGGCTTACGCCCTGGATGAGAACTTAAGAAACTTTCTAGCCTCTTATGGCTGCCAGTTGAATTCACACTTTACTGGTAAGAACAAATGGGACACCTCTTTCGGTGTAGCCTCTATGGCTATGCTGTTTGGTAATACGCGTGACGGCCGTTTCCAGGATAACAATATCATGGAGATACCAAGTAACGAAGGCTCTGAGGGAATCAAAACCCTCGTACAGCAATTAATTACCTGGAAACCTGATACCAAGAACCCCACAGATACTGTGATGGCTCTCTGGTTTGCAGTCATCCGCATACGCGAGTTAATGCAGAACACATCAAGAGTTGGTCAGTATCAATCAAACCGTTGGGCTACAAGAGCACAGATGGGCTCACGCGGTTCAATAAATTTAGACGAAGCCTTTGCAGAGCAATGGGCTCAAACATACGGATAGGAATCCAAATGGCAACAGGAACAAGAAACTCAGGCGGAATTTCAGGACCTGGTGGAAAAAACGTAAACCCAGTTTATGCAATGGGCACAGGTGGTAATGCTGGCCTAGGTGCAAATAATAATCCACCAGCAAAACCTAAAAATAATGAACCTTCAATTTTGCAAAAAATTAAAAAAGGTTTTGAAATAAAGCCAAAGTATTCTCAAGAATATTTACGCATTGAAGCAGCAATTGCTGCTGAATCTAAAAAGAAAAATAAATAATTTTCCCTTCTAATCGTTAGGACAATAATGCCAAAAGACAGTAACCTATCCCAGTCTGGCGGAGGCACCCCTCGCAGCTCTGGTGGCATTGGTGGCTCTAGTGGCAAGAATGTTCAACCAGTATACCGAGAGCTAACTCCGTCAGCAAAGAATTCAATTGCCCAAGCACGTGATGCAATGGGTGCAAAGAAGGCAACAGCCGAAGAACTTGCTCGCCGTTTGGCGAAAGAGAAAGCTGCCGAAATGGCACGCATTAGAAATCAAGGACGTAATACACGATGACATTATCTATGGAACAGGTTGCAGCACGCGTTCAATCGCTGCGCTATCGCAACCATGAACGTGATGCACGTAACCTTGACGTCCTTGCTGTACGTAAGGGCAAGATTTCTGAAGTCTATCCTGACTTCTTCCCATCAGGCGTAGATGCAAACGTAGTCGCAAACTTTGTTGACATCGTAGCACGCGACTTATCTGAAGTCATGGCTCCGCTTCCAGCGGTTAACTGCTCTGCTGCAAATCAGACATCTGATAGAGCACGTCAGTTTGCTGATAAACGCACTCGCATCGCAGCTAACTATTTCCAGAACTCAGACCTATCAGTACAGATGTACTCAGGTGCTGACTGGTACATCACATACGGTTTCCTCCCATTCATGATTGAATTGGACGAGGAATCGAAACTACCACGTATCCGCATAGAAAACCCAATTGGGGCTTACCCAGAATTTGACCGCTATGGACGTTGCGTAGCTTTCGCAAAACGATATACAATGACACTCGGAGAGCTCTGCTCTACATTCCCTGAGTATGATACACAACTTCTTGGACCTATGGGTTACAAGCAAGACCTAAATGCTCAGATTGAACTGATTCGTTATTACGATAAAGACCAGTCAGTCATCTATATCCCAGCTAAAGATAATCTAATTCTTTCTCAGGCACGAAATCCGCTTGGCAAGATGATGATTGTTGTTGCACGCAAGCCATCTATTGATGGTGAACTTCGTGGACAATTCGACGATGTACTTGGCATCCAACTACTACGCAACCGCTTTGCGTTGCTTGCAATGGAAGCTGCAGAGAAATCTGTACAGGCTCCTATTGTACTCCCACAGGATGTACAGGAACTTCAGCTTGGTGGAGATGCGGTTATTCGTACTGCCAACCCAGCAGGCGTACGCCGTGTAGACCTGAATCTACCACAAGGCGCATTCACTGAGCAGACATTGCTTAACCAGGAACTTCGCGTTGGTACTCGTTATCCTGAAGGACGTACTGGTAACGTTAACGCATCTGTCGTTACAGGCCAAGGTGTACAAGCTCTTATGGGAGCATTTGATACACAAGTTAAGTCAGCACAAGCTATCTTTGCTGCTGCACTTCGTGATGTAATCAGCTTGTGTTTTGAAATTGATGAAACAATTTTCCCAGAAGAAAAGACCATTCGTGGTGTTGATTCTGGTAGCCCATACGAAATTACATATAAGCCTTCAAAAGATATCAAGCAGGACTATTCAGCTGATGTCCGTTATGGAATGCTTGCTGGTCTTAACCCAGCACAGGGTCTTATCTTTATGTTGCAAGCTCTTGGCGGAGGGCTTATCTCTAAGGATATGGCTATGCGTGAACTCCCATTCACTGTCAACGTAACTCAGGAACTAGAAAAAATTGAAATCGAGAAGATGAGAGATTCTCTTCTTGGTTCTATCACTGCACTCTCTCAAGCGATACCACAGATGGCTATGCAAGGCCAGGACGCTTCTGAAGTAGTGCGACAAATTGCCGCTGTGATTAAGGCACGCCAAAAGGGACAGGCACTAGAAGACGTCATCGCTGACATCTTCGCCCCACAGCAGCAACCAGTTCCTCCTGCTGGGGCTCCACAATCGGTTGAGCAACCGTCCCCTGCTCCTGAAGGCGTTCCAGCAGGAGGCGCTTCCCCAATGGGTGGCGCACCTGAAGTACAACAACAAGCACCTGATATTCAAACAATCCTTGCTAACATGACAGCTGGTGGTGCAGCTGGCGGAAGAGCAACCACACAGTACAGACTATAACTAAGGCGGGGGACAATGACAACATTAGCTGCTATTCAGGGCAAGGGCTGGGTTGTAATGGGTTGTGACTCCCGTAGCTCAGATGAAGATGGCCGTCCAATGGAAATGGCAACACATAAGATTGTTGAAAATAATGGAGCTCTGATTGCTGGAGCTGGTGCAGGTAGAGGTTCGAATATATTGCAGTTTGGCTGGAAGGCTCCAAAGCCTACAGCAGCTGAAAACTTAGATATATTTATGACACAAAAATTTATTCCACAAATGCGACAAGTATTTATTGACGCAGGGTATGACATGAAAGAGGACGGCGATGCTGCTTCGCATGATTCGCAATTTCTTGTCAGTGTTCGTGGAACTGTTTATCCTATCTTTGAGGATTACTCTTGGGACCGTGATATACGTGGTATCTACTACGCTGGCTCTGGTAGCCCGATTGCTCTTGGAGCTATGGCAGCGCTGGGTATCGATGATGTACAAGATGCTTCTCAAGCTGAAAGGCTAGTACGAAAAGCAATTGAGATTGCAACAGAGTGGGACATTTATACAAGTGGACCAATCATTACTAAAATTCAATTTACTAAGTAGGAGAAACAATGACAACTGCGCCACAAGATAACAGAGGCGGTAATCGTCCTCTTGCACCGCAGAACAACGTCGGCGTTAACGGCCTTGGAGGAAATGGTTCTGCCGATGGAGTTCCTAACATAGACTACACAGGTTTTGCATACGGCCAGAACAAAGAAATTAATAACCAGATGAAGGGTGCATCTTTGAATGCATCTTCGCAGAAGCCAACAGCTTCACCACTCATTGGGTTATTTGATAAGACAGCATTGCCTGAGCAAGATTTAACACACGGTGGAGATGTCGGACCTGGTCCAGATTCATCATCACTTGTTATGCCAGCAATGGCTGTACCAGAACCTGAGTCACCAGTTCAGTTGCTTCAGGTTATGGCAATGCAGGACCCAACTAATCAAGATGTTCGTTTTGCTTTGGAGAAGTTACAGCAGCAAGGTCGTATCTAGTGGCGACATTACCTAGCATTAAAAAAGACAAGAATGGCTTGCCAGTACTTGTTGGAGTTCAAGAACGACAGATAACTCAGCAGCAAGCTGACTATTCTGACATCGCAAAAGCGTCAGCAATGATTACTGGTGAAGAAGGATTTAGAGCGCGTGAAATTCTACGCACTAATCCTAACGCATCAGTTGGTATTGTTGCAGGTCTTGCACGTAATGGTGCTATGCCTGACAATCCACTCGTTAAGACGCTCACTGATATTGATGCGCAGACTCAAGCACAGCGTTTAGCTGATATTCAAAAAGAGTCAGCACGCATCTCAACTGAGCGTTTTAATAAGACTGGCTGGGGATTACTCTGGACTGGCCTAAAGGGCATCTCCCGTGGTGGCGTGGTTATAAGCAACGCAGTTGTAGAAGGACTTGCAGCTCCTCTTCGAAGCGCGATAGACGCAGCTGGTAAAGAATGGAACGCTGTAAAAGCTGGTGAAGTTGACTGGCTTGGCAATCCTCTTAAGGAGGGTGCGACTCGAGAAGAGCTTGGCCTGCTAGCAGCAGAACCATTTGCAATTGAGAAGAAGGTTGGCAAGGAACTCCTAGGCCAGCAAACAGTCTTTCAGATTATGAAGCAGGGTATTCAAGACGGTAAAGTGGATATCGGTTCAGGATTCTTCCCAAGTGAAGAAGTGGGTGCTGGATTCAAGGCTCGAGAAGAGCAGATGAAAGTTTCCAAGATTGCATTTGAAGTAGATGGTCAGACATACTACCGACCATACTCACTTCTGAGCCCAGTATCATACGTACTTACAGGTGGACATCCTGAATCTGATGCTGCACGCATCATTGATGCAATTGGTGACATTGGTGTATCAGTAGCACTTGACCCATTTCTTGCGTATGGACGAGTTGCTAAGTCACTCAGAGAAGCGCAAACTGCTGCACAAGCGTCAAAGGGTATTACAGCAGCTAAGGCTGCTAAGAAGGCAACTGTTCTTCAAGCTCAGTTAGATACTCTTGTAGCAAAAACTAACGCATCTATCGAAGCGATGAACGTAGCAACCACTGCAACTAAGGCAGAAAAGGTAGATGCGTACATTAAGAACTTTGCTGCTATGGCAAAAGTGCGTGATGAGGTTGGTCGTATCAAAATTGACTACGATTCAATCGCAACATTCCTTTCAGGCCCACAGAGCAGCCACATTATTGACGCAATTGCAGACATTGATGACTTCCGTAAGATTCAGAAGCTGTCAAAGGGACGTTTAACCGTAGACGAAGCAGTTGCATTAGCAAAGGCTACGGACCGTCAGCAGGTTTTAGAGGCAATTGCACCCTTCGTCGCAGACGGCAAGGTTATCCAACGCTCCCTAGAAGAGGGAACACGGTTCAGTCGTAGATTCGAAGAACTAACTGGCCTTGAAAAGGGTACAGTTCTAAAGACATCGCGTTCATTGACAGGCGCAACAGCGCAAGCTATAAAGCGTATGCCACTTGGCGAGAAGATTGTAGCAATCGGACGCAAGTATGACGCTTTTCTTCCCGATGCTGGTGGTACTCTTGTACATGTAGCTGACAAAGATAAACTTATTGAGGTTGTTAACAACGTTGGTCGCTCAATGGAGCTAGATAAACCTACACTTGATAAGATTATTAACGAAGTTGCCTTTGCAACAGACTCATCTAAGTCTGGATTCCAGGCATCTGCACGTTTATTTGATGCAATCTTTGATAAGTACGCATCTCGCTTTACTGGCGAGCAATTGGCGGAGTTCCGTAAGATTACCCGCATCTTTGAGACTGAGCGTGCAGATACTGCAGCTTATTGGGCAGAGCGCCACGCAAAGGGCGCAGACATTGTGTTTGGTTTATCTAATGGTAAGAAAGTTACACTTCACTCTTCTCACCTAGACTCTGAACTGCTTAACTCGTTCGTATTTATTCCAAGTCCTAAAGAAATTCAGGATGCACTACGTACAACATCTATCATCGGTAAGGTTACAGGCCGTCCGATTGACGCACTAAGCGTATTCAACAATGTATGGAAGAAGACGGTTATGGTCCGCCCAGCCTACATCAGCCGTAACATTATTGAAGAGCAGATTCGTGTATTCGGTGTAGGCCATGTATCATTCTTTAACCACCCACTCAGTGCCATGGCTATGTGGCTTGGACGCGACGGTGGACCTAAGTGGAAAGCATTGCTTAACCAGCTAGACGAAGTACGCCACGACGTACATGGTAACAACTTTAAGCGTGGGTCATCTGCTGAAGAGTTCAATGCTGAAGTTATTGCTGATGATATTCTTGACCCATATGTATCTTTCATGGCTGAGTCTTCACTCGGAGCATCAGGTGACGGAGAGATAAATAAGATTCTAAGTGCAATTGGTTATCAGAAGGAAGTCTACGGACACCCTAACTGGTGGCAGGGATTTGCATCACAGGCTCGTATCCTACATAACTCTGAGTTCGTTAAGGCTGTCCTCAAGACAAAGCCTGGTAAAGAGATGGATACAGTCAACTACTTCCTTAAGGGCGCAGGACGTCCTTCATTGGATAGATTTGTAGCATCTAAGAATGCTGAGTTTAAAGAGTTTGCTGTCACCAAGGACGGACTCATGAAGTACCTATTCAATGGTACCAATGAGAACGGTGAAGCTGTATCAGTGCTTGCACGTATCGAAGAACTTGCAGGTGGTGGAGAAGGTAAAGAGCTAATCAAGAAGTTAATCCTTGACGGCGAAGTAACTGTAGGATTAAAGACATTGTCAATCCCTACGGGACGAGCAATTGCAGATAAGACTGCTCAACTAAGCCGCAAACCACTTACAAAGCGTGCTGGATTTGATTCAGTAAACCGTGAGTTTGCTAATGATTTGGAAAGCGCATTCTCTGACCTAGGTAACTGGGATGGAATCCGAATGGTTGTTCCAGTATCTCGCACATCTTCACTTAAGATGAACCGAGGAGAGTTTGAAAGACTCACTAGTGCGTTCTTCTCTAAGGCAGTTCAATTTGAAAAGACATCTACAATGGGTCCTGAATGGCGTCAGTCATACTGGGATGCAATCAGAAGTCTAGTAACTGCACTTGATGACAAGGCAATTACATCACTTCGTGATGATGTTGACGGCGTTATGAACAAGAGCCTTATACCTTTGCGTAATCCAGTCACTGGAAGAAACATAGGAAGCCATCACCCAGTATGGGAAGCACTTAAGAGTGCAGATGGCAAGGGTCCACTAACCCTAGATGAAGCCCATCAGTATGCTGCTAACATGGCAAACAAGAAAGTCTCTGAACTGTTCTATGATGCTAGCAAGCGTAACCTTTTATTCCATCAACTACGCCTAGTATTCCCCTTCCTTCAGGCATGGGAGAATACCTTGGAATCATGGGGCAAGATTGCCCTAGAGAATCCTCTTCAGGTGTACAAGGCTGTTAAGGTTGGAGACTGGCTATCTAAGTCAGAGTCATCAGCCCTGTACGAACTAACAGATGCTAAAGACTATTATGACCCTAACCAGGGATTCTTCTTCTCTGACCCTACAACAGGCGAAAAGAAGTTCTTTGTACCAGCTGCAGCGCTAGCTGCAAACATACTACAGAGCATCCTTCCTGGTGGCTCTAACGCCCGCATAACAGGTCCTATGGCCCTATCTGCGACACCTCAGTCATTCAACTTCGCCCTCGGTGGAGGCAGTTTCTTCCCAGGCTTCGGTCCTGGACTATTGCTATCAGCAGCAGCACTTGATTCTATCAACAAGAATCCATTGAAGCTTCTACCACCAGCACTTGAAGAAGATATGTACCGATTCTTATTCCCATACGGACTACCAGATATCAAGAACAAGGGCGTTATTGATGGAGCATTGCTCACATCTAACTGGTCACGTATCCTTGTGGCAGGAATTGCAGGCCATGAGCCAGCGTATGCTTCGGCTTTAGCTCCTTCAATGAACTACTTGGCGACAAGTGGTGCATACAACATTGATAATCCTGATGACCAAGCTCGTCTCATTAAGGATGCAGATAACCTTGCTCGTTACTTTACCATGTGGCGTGGTGTATTTGGTGCGTTAATGCCAATTCCATTTGCTATGCGTCCAGAAGCTCTTGCAAAGAGCAAGGACGGAAACCTAGTATTAGCTACAGCTTTGTGGACAGACTTCAAGAATATCGAGAAGTCAGTTGGAGATAACAAGGATAAGGCTTACGGTCAGTTCATTGACACATACGGACCTGAGCAAATCTTTGCTATCATCCGTACAACTACAGGATATGAACCAACTAACCTACCTACATATGTATTGATTCGTGAGAATCCATCTGTAATTGATAAGTACCCAGATGTGTATGGAACATTCTATCCTAATGGAGAACTGTCACAAGTACTCTATAAGTTCCAGCAGATGCAGGGAACTTTTGCTAAGATGGACGCTAAAGAAATAATGAAGGCTGTAACCAATGTACGCTATAAGGCTGCGAAGGATAGACTTCAGGCACGCTCAGTTGCTGAAGGTTGGTCATCTGCTACGTACGATGAGCAAAAGAAGAACCTGACTGATGCATACTATTCCCGTGGCTTTGACCCTGACAAGCAAGATTTTGCTTGGAGAGACAAAGCAATTTCACAGTTACAACGTGCTGTCAACGACAAGTCACTGACTGAATCTGAAGCTCTCATGGGTGCACGTGCATATCTTGTACAACGTTACAAGGCTCTTACCGCTAGTGGAATGAAGACATTCAAGAACACTGCGTCAGAACCGCAACGTGAATGGCTTGCACAAGAAGCAATAAAGTTACTTGCTAAGTACCCAGATTTCCAAAAAATCTTCTACTCATACTTTAAATCAGAATTGGAGGGCTAATGCCTACAACGCTATCGCCCCAAGCTGCACAAGCTAGAGCTAAAGCTAAAGCTGATGCAAAAAAGAAGAAGTCTGAAGAGTCGAAAGCTGGAGCTTCGACTACAACAGAAGATACATCTGGAAATCCACCTCAAAACGTTGGCTCTGGTAAGAGCGCAAGTCTCAGTGGCATCCCACTCGGCACTGAAGTAACAATTGGTTTAGAGTCAAAGACATCTCGCATTCCTGGCATCAAGGGTATAGAAGACTATACCATGGAGACACCAGTCACTGCTAAGGTTCAGTATACAACTGATAGCCCTTATACAGTATATGCAGCAGGTAACAACTCCGATAGAGCAAACCTTCTTATCCAGATGGCAAGCATTCCTGGCCTTTACGGTAAGGGCGAAGCGCCAACACTAGCTTATATTCAGTCTATGGGCACATCAGTATCATTCCGTAAGGAAGACTACTCAGCTCTTACAAAGCTGATGATTCATGCTGACTCTACTGGACAAGACTACAAGTCAAGTCTTCTCACATTCTACAAAAACCCATCCCTTGCAAGCCAGTACTTTGGTAAGACAAGCGGTAGTGGTGGTGTCACAGCAACCCCAGCAATTGAGCTAGAAGCTGAACTATCAAGCCGTTTCATGGATTTATTCGATATAACTCCAGACAAGAAGCTTGCAGCAAAGTATGCTAAAGAAGTTGCTAATGCACAGATTAAAGCTGGCACAACAAACATTGGTCAACTCAAGGAAGACATCTTTCTCAAGTATGTGGAGCAAACTGCACAGGCACGTTTTAGTACTGTCAAGGCTACACCTGGTACAGAAGATGATATGCAGATTGAGGCTGGAGCCCTAGGTTCATACCTACGTAGCATCCGCAATACATATGCAGACAATGGGATTCCAACATCTGAAAAGCAAATCTATGCTGATGCACTCAAGTCTATTCGTAGCAAGCAAGCGTACGATAACATTATTGAAAAGATTAACATGCAAGCTGCTGCGCAGATGCCTGCTATCAAAGACCAAATCCTAAAGGGATTCAAGGCAAAAGACATTCTCTCTCCATATGTTAAGTCATATGAAAAGATTTATGGAAAGACACCAACTGTAGCTGACCTAACAGAAGTTGCAGCAGGACAGACACTAGTCCCAGTAGCTACATGGGAACAATCTCAGTGGGCTAAAGACTCAATCACAAAGACAGATTACTATAAGGAAACTATTAATAACGACCTTAAGACTGTCTTGAATGCATTTACGGGAGCTGGATACTGATGGCACGCAGTTTTAGAGAAGCAGAAGAAGCGTCTAACGCTCAAGGTACAGTACAGGCAGCACTCGACTGGGCTATGCAGAACGCTAAAGCAAATCCTACACCAGAGAATATTGCTATCATGAAAGATACTGCTGCTGCTCGACAGGCAACTGTTGCTGCTAATGACCCAGGTCGACTTGTTTCTACCGTTACTATTGGTGGTGCTCCTGCAGGTTATATGCCTAAGGTTGTAGCCGATTACCAGGCAAGTGCTGCAGAAGCAGCCGCTCTTATTGCAGAAGCAAATCAATCTATGGTTGATGTTGACATTGCTGGCGCAGCCGCTGGCAAGATATCAGAATCTATGGGTGGGCCAGCTTATGTGCCAATCATAACACCAGCTGATAAAAAGTCAGACTCTGGAACATCAACATCGGATGCAGTAAATGCTGCGTTAATTGCACAGATGAGCATCTATGGAATCAAGGACCTTGCTGCTACAATTGCAAAGATTCGTAGAGATAATCCTGGAGTTACAGGTGATGAACTTCTCTTGCTCCTTAGGAACGACTCACGATACAATACAGAATACTTAAATAGATTTTCAGCAAACAAAGCACTCATTGCTGCTGGCAAAGCCCCTCTTAATGAGAAGGAATACCTTTCTAACGAGCAGGCATACGAGAAGCTTTTCAAGGGTTATAACCTGACTCAGTTTATGAACCGCGATAAGTACGCAATGCTTATTGCTAACGAAGTATCTCCAACGGAAGCTGGCACTCGAGTATCTTTGGCTTATGACAAAGTACTTGGAGACCCAAATACAGCTGATGTATTCAAGCGATACTATCCAGGACTTACAACAAGTGACATCATTGGTGCGCTGCTTGACCCTAAGGAGCAGCTACCTCAGTTGCAGAAGAAGGTTACTTCAGCAGAGATTGGTGGAGCTGCTCTTCGCCAGGGACTCGATATCTCTGCAGCTGCTTCTTCAATACAGAATGAGCGTTACAAGAATCTTACGCAAGGCACAGTCGGATACGAAACTCTTCAGGGTCTTGGTGTCACGAAGGACGAAGCTGTAACTGGATACCAGAATATTGCAGCCAAACTTCCACGTGCTGAGTTCCTATCATCAATTACTGGTGGAGCAGACTACACTCAAGTACAAGCTGAACAAGAAGAGTTCATGGGACTAGCTTCAGCTAAGCGTGCTAGACAAGACCTTTCTGCTATTGAGACAGGGCGCTTTGGCGCAAAGTCTGGAAGATACCAAGCAAAAGATACATCTAGAGGCATACTCTAATAGAATCCTATACGGACCCATCGGCCCCGTATAGCGTAAAAGACCGAGAGTAGGAGCCAACATACTTCCCCGAGTATGTGTTGTGGCCTGCGAACTACAAACAAAGAGAGAAGGGTGGTTGCTATGAGCAACAATTACTGGGATGAAGAAGACGATGACCTCGATACACCGACACAGGACGGCGACGGAAGCAATCTGCTAAAGCAGTTGCGGAAGGCAAAGCGTTCTGATGAGAAGCGTATTAAGGAACTTACTGAGCAACTTGAGGTATTATCCAAAGGGCAGCGTGAGCGAACCGTTAAAGAAGTCCTAGAAAAGAAGGGTGTGAATCCAAAGGCAGTACGTTTAATTCTTAAGGATTTGGACGATGTTAGTGAAGAGTCAGTTAATACCTGGCTTGACGATAACGCGGACTTGTTTGGAATTGAAACTACCAAGGAAGCACCTCTAGCGAGTGAGGTAGACCGAGCTGCATTACGTCAGCAAGATATCCTTACTCAAGGTGCAATAACACCTGACAGAGCCGAAGACATGTCAATGAGAATCGACAATGCACAATCTGCAGAAGAGATTATCAACATGATTTACGGTTCACAAACCAAATCATAGTTTCTAACTACAAAAGGAAATAACCTAAATGGCATTTGTATCAACAGCATCCGATAACCTCGGAGGTACCGCTGGTAGTGCAGGTCTCGTACAGAAGGCTTATGACCGTCTCTTGGAGTTTGCACTCCGCTCAGAGCCACTCATTCGTTCAGTCGCAGACAAGCGTCCTACCAACCAATCAACACCAGGCTCAACAGTAGTGCTTCAGCGCTATGTTGACCTTTCAGCAGCAACAACTGCACTCACAGAAACAACAGACCCAGATGCAGTAGCAATGTCTACACCAACATCTGTAACCATTACTCTTAACGAGTATGGTAACTCTGTTCTTGTGACACGTGCGTTGGAACTCTTCAGCCTAGCTGATGTAGACCCAGCAATCGCTAACATCATCGCATTCAACCTTGCTGATTCAATTGACTCAGTTGCAATGACAACACTTCGTCAGGGAACCAACGTAATCTACGCAGGTTCAACTGCAACATCAACAGCAACAATCACAGCAGCTGCTACACTTTCTTCAGCTAACGTCCGCAAGGCCGTTGCTAAGCTTCGTGCAGCTAAGTCTGTAGCTCGCAAGGGCTCACTCTACTGGGCTGGAATCCACCCAGAAGTTTCACACGACCTTCGTGCTGAGACAGGCTCTGCAGGATGGCTCCTTCCAAATCAGTACGGCTCCGCACAGGACCGCATCTGGGCAGGAGAAATCGGAACTTACGAAGGTGCATACTTCGTAGAATCTGCACGTCTCTACAACGCAACAGACGGTGCATCATCTGCACGCAACTACCGTACTATCATCGCTGGACAGCAAGCGCTTGCAGAAGCAGTTGCTGAAGAGCCACATGTAGTTATCGGACCAGTTGTCGACCGCTTGATGCGTCACCGCCCAATGGGTTGGTACGGCGTACTAGGCTTTGCTCGCTACCGCGAAGAAGCACTATACCGAATCGAATCAGGTTCATCAATCGCTTAGTTGATTGACGGGTGGGGCTAGGGAAACCTA